CGCGCGCCTGGCCGGGACAGTGCTCGGGGCGGTGACGGTCATCGGAGTAGGCACGGTCGCAGCGAGCTGACATGTCCCTGACTAACAGCTACGTCACGCTCGATGAATTCCTGGCGCTGCCTGAACTGAATCAGGCGGCGCCGGTCGACGACGTCTTCATCGAGCGTCTGCTCGATCGCTGCTCGCGCGAGTGGGACGGGGACACCGGGCACTGGTTCTACGCCTCCGCGCAGACGCGCGTGTACGACCTGCCGCACGGACGCTGTCTCGAACTGGATGCGCCGCTGCTGTCGGTGGACGCCATCACGAACGGCGATAACACCACGCTTGAGACGAGCCTTTACAACCTGTATCCGCTCAACGGACCTCACAAAACCGAAATCCGGATCAAGCAGTCGTCGAATGTGACCTGGAGGTTTACGGGCAGCGGCGACACCGAGGCGGTCATCCAGGTGCGGGGCACGTGGGGCTACGTCGATCGCAGCGCCACGGATCCCGAGAGCCTGATGGCGATCCTGAACAGCAAGAGCGCGGTGCTCATGCTGGCCCTGGCGCTCTACAAGAAGCGCTATGGCGTCGGCGTAGACGGCGTCGCGCAGGTCACGGGCGCGGGCGTGGTCATCACCCCGCGCGACAAGTCGACCGAATACTGGGCGCTGGTCGAACTCTACAGGCGGCATCTATGACCCAGCCGGTGATGCGCGTGGCGCAGGTGGCGAGCGCGATCGCGGCGCTCGATATCCAGGGGATCAAGATCGTTGACCTGCATCAGATGAAGGCCGCGCTCACGGATCGCGACTGTCCGATGCTCGGACCGTCCAGCAACAACCCGTCGTTTCTCACGGACTGGACCTCGCAGCGGCGCTCGCTGCAAGGCAATCCGGACAATCGCTACACGCTCAACTACACGCTCTATCAGGCGCCGGTCGGCTCCGACCGTGGCCTGTTCGCCCAGTATCCGACGCTGATCGAAAACGCGCGCAAGATCGTCGAGGCGATCCAGGCCCTACCGCGCGTCGACGGTTGCAAGTCGATCACGCTTGCGGGCATGCCGGCCTTTGGGTCGGTGTTCGACGCCAGCGGCCAACAGTTTCACGGCGCGATGTTCGCGCTGCGGATCGTCGAGTTTTAGGAGAGGGACATGCCACAAACCACCACTGCCATCAACACCGTCGATGCCGTGGTCGAGGTCTCGACCAACGGCACGACCTGGACCAACATCAGCGGTTCGACCAACAAGGTCGAAGTCTCGGCGCAGACCGCCGACAGCGGCATGGCCGCGTCGCTTGAGGGCCAGTACAAGATCGTGCGCGGCGGGAAATATAACCCCGTCGACATCACCGTCACGATCTTCTTCACCGAGACCGCGGGCGAGGCCTACGAGATCCTGCACAACCAGAAAAACGTCGCCGGCCGGCCGCTCTATTTCCGCTATGCGCCCGGCGGCTACGACGGCAACTACCGCTGGTATACGGGCGATTCGAACGGCTACAAGTCGCCGGGGCGCATCACGGAGTTCCCGTATCCGTCGGCGGCCTCCGAAGAAGCCGGCCCGCAGCTGGTCGTGTTCAAGCTGCAGGCCACGCAGCTCGTGCGCGAAGACAACCGGCCCAGCCCGTCGGCGAGCGTGAGCCCGTCGGCCTCGACGAGCGCCTAAATGGACGCTGAAGCCAAGCCTGAACTCAAGGTCGAGCTCGACTGGTCGCGCTCGACCCTGGCGGATTGGGAACTGGTTGCCAGCGTGGGCAATGGACTTGAGTTCAAGGACATCCCCCGCTGGATCGAGTTCCTGGATCGCGTGGTGGTGGGTGGCAAGACCGCGTTTCCGATGACGGCCCTCAAAGCCGTCATCGAATTCGTGGCCACGAGCCTGTCAGAGCAGATGAACCCAAAAGCGAAAGCGGGCTGACCCTCGAAGCAAGGGTCATGATGCACCTGAGCACGGGGAAGCCCGCCCCGCGCGAGTGGATCGAGTTCGAACTGTGCGACCGACTGGGCTGGACGCTCGATTATGTGCGCGGTCTGCCGCTGCCGCAGATCGCGCAGCTGCGCACGATGATGGTCGCTGAGGGCAAGGTCAAAAAGGCGCTGTCGCATGGCTGACATCGACATCAGTCTCGGGATCCTGGGCGACAACATCGTCATCGGTGCGTTTCGGCGCATCGGCGAAGTGGCGATCGACGCGCTCGGCTCTGCGTTCTCGGCCGTGGCCGACTTCGCCGTTGATAGCTTCAAGGGCGCGATCGAGGCGCAGGAGGGCATCGACAAGCTCACCGGTTCGATCGCGCGCCTGGGAGACAAGAGCCCGATCACGATCGACGGCGCGATGGCGCTGGCCGATCAGTTCAAGAACCTGGTGGGTGGATCGGACGACGTGGTCCTGGCGATGACCAACGTCGGTCTGCGCTTCGACAAGATCGGCGCCGACATCCTGCCGCGCTTCATTGAACAATCCGCCGACCTCGCCACGACCCTCAAGCTCGAACCGACCAAGGCGGCGGAACTCCTCGGCAAGGTGCTGCAAGACCTCGGCACCGACGGCGTCGGCTCGATCGGCAAGCTCAAAGCCGCCGTCATTCAGCTGACGGACGAGCAAGAGAAACAGATCCAAAAGCTCGTCGAGCTGGGCGACGTGACCGGCGCGCAGACGGTGCTAATGGATGCGCTCGCCTCGACGACGGGCGGTGCGGCGGCCACAGCCAGTGAAACGCTGGCCGGTAAGTGGGCCATCTTCCAGGAGACCATCGCGGACGCCGGCGAGGGCGTGGCACTGGCGCTGCTGCCTCCGCTGACGGAGCTGGCTGATAAGGTGCTGCCTCTGATCGTTCCGCTTGTCGAAACGGTCGCAGGCGCTTTGTCTGAGTTCATCGCCGATATGGCCAGCGGCGAAGATCCCATCGGCGGGATCGCCAACCTTGTCTACAGCCTGGCCAACGCTTTTGGCCTTGACGGTGAAGGTCTTTTTAAGTCGGTTATTCAGCTCCGCGATCCATTTGAAAAGTTTGTGACGTGGGTTCAGACAAACTGGCCCATTGTCCAGCAGGCCATCATCGACGGCTGGAACGCCGCGCAGCCCGCGTTGATCGCGCTCAAGGACTTCATCCTCAACACGGTCGTGCCGGCGTTCCAAAACGCCGTCGCGTGGGTCATCACCAATTGGCCCATGATCCAGGCCAAGATCGCGGAAGTCTGGGCACAGGTGCAGCCGGTGTTGCAGGCGGTGTGGGACTTCATCCAGACGGTCGTGATCCCGGCTTTCCAGAGCGCCGTCGCGTGGGTGATTGAGAACTGGCCGGCGATCTACGCCACGATCCAGAGCGTCATGGCCGACGTGCAGAACGTCATCGACGGGAGCTTCGACAAGCTTGCGGCGAACTTCTCGGTGTTCCGGTTCGCGGGTCAGAACTCCGTGGGCGAGGTGCGCTTCTACACGTCGGCCACGCCCACCCAGTCCATCCCAATCCCCCTCGGGACGGTGGTGACGGGTGGCGGGATTCAGTTCCGCACCACCCGGTCGGTCACCCTGTCCATCTCCCAACTTGCTTCGTACTGGAACCCTTCCACCCGGCAGTACAGCATCACCGTCCCTGTCCGTTCCGTCGCCGTGGGTCGGGCGACCAACGTGGGTGCCCGGCAGATCAACGCCTCGGGTGTGTACGGGTTGTCGGTCATCAACGACGCAGCGACCTTCGGCGGGACCGAAGAAGAGACCAATGCGCAACTCGCCGCGAGGGCACGCACGGCGCTCTCGTCCGTGGACACGGGCACCACGCAGGGCTACCTCCAGACGGCGGCGGGTGTTCCGGGCACGGTTCAGAACATGGTGGTCCGGGCGGGCAATCCGCTCATGCAGCGGGATTACGACACCGTCCTCAAGCGACACATGGGAGGGAAGGTGGACGTGTGGGCACGGGGGTCTCGCTCCGTGGACGTAACAGACACCTTTGCGTTCACCTACGAACGTCGCTGCGACGTGCAGTTCGTGGTGATCGGGGACGTGTCGGAGTACACGTTCCGGGCGGTGAGCGATGAGATCACCCCGGCAAACCCCATCGCTTCGATGCTGAACTACCCGACCCTGGGGTTGGGGTTGAAGAACGTGACCACGGACGTGGCATACGATCTCACCAATGTCACGTACCTCAACTACAACACCATCCGACTGGACAACACCCTGTCGCAGCCGCCCGTCACCCTCACGGACATCATTCTTGGGGACTTCCGCTTCCGACTCGGTAACCGCCACCTGTTCTCTCGTCAACCCGTGAACTCCGTGTCGGGCGTCACGGGTGAAGTGACGGGCGCCCTGGACCTGTCCCTGTACACCCTCATCCACCCGAACTCCCCCTTGGGACTTGGGTGCTCAACCCAGGCGGGGGACTACCTCCAGATCAATCAATCCGCCGACCCCACCGTGGCATCCCCCTCGGGGAACCTCATCACGGTGACGGACGAGCTCCACCTTCTCACGGGGTTCTACCCGGAGTTCCTGTACAACCTCGGGGCGGACACGCTGTCCATCGTGGTCACCAACCAACTGGGCACGGTCACGTACAAGGGACCATTCGACCCGAGCGGGTCCCCTGACTACACGGTCATCGAAGGCACGGACACCGAGGCTGCGGGAATCAAGCGCACCACCACGAGTGCCATCGCGGACGGCGAGACCGTGCTGATTTCGTACGTGTACTACGAGAACTTCACGGTGACCTACCAAACCAACTTGGTGACATCGGTGTTGCAACAGGCCCTGGACGACAGTGCTCACGCGACAGCCGATGTTCTCGCCAAGCAGGCCGTGCTCACCCCCGTGGACATCACCGCGACGGTGGTACTCAAGAAGGGCGCAGACCGCACCAACACGGACATCGCGATCCGTAACAATCTCCAGTACCTTGTCGGTACCCTCAAGTTGGGAGATCCGATGCGGAGGAGTGACGTGCTCGCGGAGATGGACAACACCGCAGGGGTCTCCTACGTGGTCGTCCCTCTCACCAAGATGGTGAGGGCACCGGGGTACCAGATCGTGCGGAACGACCTCACCACATCGTCCTTCGGGGATGCCTTCCGCGTGAACGCATGGTCCAACACCCGGTCGGCCGTGTGGCTGATTCTCCAAGGGCTCGACGCGCCCACTTCCACGGGTGGTGGGAACACCAGCATGTTCCGTGGGGTGTACCAGGATGACAACGAACTGTCCCTGCAACTGACGGCGCCGCAGAACCTCGGGATGGTATCTGGTCAAGCCTACATCATCGGGAGTGATGGTCTGGCCATCCCCGGATACGGGACCGAGCCCGTCAAGAACCGGGTGCTGGTGTCTCTTCCCATCGGGGACTCCCCGTCCAACCACACGTATTGGTGCTCGTATGTCACCGCGGAAGACACAGGGGACCACGACATCGACCCGAACTCCATGGAGTACTTGGTCTTGGGTGATGTGAGTATCACGTTTAACGAGGATAGATAGGTTATACCTCTCGGATGGTATGCGGTTCATCTATGAGGGTCACGCCAACGAGGGCGGTGTCTACCGGATCACCAACCTGATCAACGGTCGGTTCTACATCGGGAGCACATGCCAGTTCAAGGTGAGGTGGGCAACCCATCGCTGTCAGCTTCTCAAGGGGAATCATTGCAACGCATTTCTCCAGAATGACTTCAACAAATGCGGCGCAGATGCGTTCGTTGTCGAGGTGCTGGAGGTGATCCAGGACAGGAACTCTCGTCTCCGGGCTGAAGGTGCGTTGATCCGTCAACACTTCGGAGATGAGTGCTACAACCTTGAACCCGAAGTTGGACCTGACTTCCCTGTGAACTCACGGCCTCGTAGACCACACACAGAGGCAACCAAGGAAAAGATCCGTCAGGCCAAGCTGGGTAAAAAGTTGCCCCCTGATGCCGAGGCACAACGTGTAGATGCCGTCCGGGCATCCATGGTAAAACTGAAAGCCACGGGTGCCACTCAGACATGGGGGGCATCCAAGCGTGGGGTACCTCGAACCGAGGAAGCCAAGGCCAAGATGCGGGAGTCCATTGGGCAGCGCCGACAGAATGGGACACTGGTTCTGTCCCCGGAGCAGAGGGATCACCTTCGTCAGGTCAACCTTGGGAAGGTCTACGGCCCGCGTAGCGAAGAGACAAAAGCGAAACTGCGGAAGGCTTGGAAGTCCCGCCCAAGGGTAGCAACCCGTGGCCCGATGAGTGAAGAGACCAAGGAGAACATCCGGCAGGCCAAGCTCGGGAAGCCCCACACGGAAACGGCACGGGCTAAGATGTCAGCAACACACAAGGGTCGGCCGTTGTCCGACGAGACCAAAGCCAAAATGTCCGCCGCACGGAAGGGTCAGGGCACGGGCCGACACCATTCGGAAGAAACACGGGCCAAGATGTCGGCTGCGAAGAAGGGACGACAGGGGAGACCCCTGTCGGATGAGACCAAGGCCAAAATCTCTGCTGCACGGAAAAGCAGGGCTACCAAGCCCCACTCAGAAGAGACGCGCGCCAAAATGTCACTCGCACAAAAGAGCCGTAGGGCATCCGAGAAGAGTGGGGCCACACAGTGACGACACCCACGATCCCCAGGAACCCGGTTCTCTACGGCCTGTACAGGTTCTTCCCGCCGTCGGTCTATGGGCCTGCCCCACAGAATCCGGCGCCCATGGGCCTTCGCGGACAGGTAGACCATGATCGGGTGCGAACTCTGGCAGACCAGATCGTCACGGTCTTCCTGAACTCCCTCCCTTCGAACTACGTCTCACAGACGAAGGGTCCGTACTACGTTCAGCAGTTCACTGCTGCTGCTGAGGAACTCGCTCGGGTACAGGTCCTTCTCTCGGACGCCTACGAGGACACGGACTTCGACTTCACTCGCCCTGAGGTCCTGTTCCAGTTCCTTGCTACTCTGGTGTTCCCTGATGCGGGCAACCAGGGTCTGCCGGAGATCAACGGTGACCTCACATACCGTGGGTTCCTCAAGCGCATGGTTGCCCTTCTCCTACAGGGGAGCAAGGCAACCACCCTGGTGGAGGGCATCGAGGCCCTCACGGACGCGAACGTTGCGATCTTGGAGAAGTTCAAGCACCTGAGAGACCCTGGTGTCCTCTGGGACATGGCGGATCAGTTCACCTTCGAGGTGGATGTCTCCAAGTTCGTCCGCACCACACCTACTACGGAACTCTCGGTCACGACTCACTACCATCCAGTGACGGTGAACGTCACGGGTGCGGGGGAGACCGGGGAAGCGGTGTACGCATCGGGGACTGGCCCTGCACACACCCACACCATCGAGGACTTCCTGATCCAAGAGGGGAACGGGACCGGGCAGGCGGCTCACACCCATGAGCTTATGTCGGCGTTCCCCGACCTCCCTGTGGTACTTCAACGGAACGTGGGGCTGGTGCTTCAAGCCCTGGATCCGGCCAGCACCCTGTACGAGTACCGGAACTTGTTCCGTGAGAACCTCCGCGGGATCTACACGGATGAGATCCTTGAGACAAGCCTCGAAACCTACTACTACGAGGACTTCCGTCGGGACTGGTCGGGGGTTCGGTCCATCACCGGCACCGCGGGGGTGGTGGGGACGGACAGGTACTTGTTCCAAGACCCGACCCTTTCCTTCCGGTCGGTTAGGGTCGGGTCGGAACTTGTGGTCCCTGTGGACCCGGTTCCCTCACCGTCGTCTCATCTGCCAAGGGAGCATCGGTACCGAGTGCGGGCGATCCTCTCTTTCCCGTACGGAGATGACCCTGTAGCAAGGGCCTACACCACTTCACCGACAGGGTTGTCAGGTTCCGCTACCGTCTCCAACGGGGCGTTTGTGGACTTGGGGGCGAACTTCGCGGCCTGCGTCGAGGGGGAAACCCTCACGTTGTCTAGTGGACCAAACGCGGGGACATACCTCCTGGAGACCCTTGTAGGGCTCAACGGGGGGGCTGTGGGGGCATCCGGGTTGGGTCCCTCCACGGCTGTCCGCCCAGCCCCCAGTTTCCTTCGGGTGACCCCCAGGATTGTCTCCTCGGGCACGGGCATCAGCTACACGGTGTCGGTGGACCGACTGGGAATGAGGGTCCCCCAGACTGTCTCCAATGAGGACGTGAGCAGCCAGTTCTACGGGGACGGGGTGGCGACCTTCGACGGGATCCTCACCGCTCTTGGTCCTCTGGTCAAGGGATGGGGGGATGCCACCCCGGCTACCGTGTCGGATGTGGTTGTCGAGGTGGACGCCGTTCCGGTGACGGTCAGCGCGGTCAACCCCTACACTGGAGAGATCACTCTGGCGGCGCCCGTGACGAGCTTCGCCCCAGGAGCTCACACGGTGACGGTGAGCTACCAGTGGTTCTCTGTGCCTGTCACTGGGATGACAGGACTCAACACCAAGGGCCTCACCCTCAACAAGTGGAGCCTTCGCAGCGGAAGAAACACAACATCCCCGACCCCCACGGGGTACAACGGCGGGATCGCAAGCACCCGATTCCCCATGGGGGTGACCCTCGGACGATTCGCCCGACGGTCACCCACCCTTCGAGTCGCCCACAGGTTCATCGGGTTCGAGAAGGGCTACACCGCGGGCCTGAACAGCCCTACCACACTGCTCCTGAACCAGTCCCCTGGGAGGGTATCGGTCCCCTACGCGACAGCCGAGGTGTCCCCACAGAGCTTCAAGTACGAAGGAGACGTGTCCCCTTCGTCTCTGTGGCAGTCTGTTGGGTCTGTTCAGGGGGTCGTCAACGACGGGTACTACACCCTGAGCGACAGCAGCCTCTCCGAGGTGGCCTACTGGAAGAGGAACTTCCCTCTTCCGACATCCGCCAATGTGTCCATGGCTGCTCGGATTCAGGTGTCCTCGTACGAACCCGACGGGGTGTTCACAGGGGTGGGGTTTGGGTTCCACAACAACCAGCGGTTGTTCTTCGCTGGCGCCCTCACGGTGACCAACCCTCTCACAACCACCTCACTTCGCCATGTCGGGTTGCTCCTTCGGCCAGGGAAGCTCTCGGAGCTCTCATCATGGACCGTGGGACCAAACGCCTTCGGGGAAGTTCTCAAGCCAGAGTTCGGGGCCACGTTTGGGACGGTGAAGGTCCCCACGGCTTCTCTTCCAACTTTGTTGAGTGCGGGGGACAAGTTCCAGGTCCTTGAGGGGTCTCAGACCGGCGTGTACACGATCTCGGACATCTTCCAATCCAGGTCGGGGGACACCTTCCTGGTGGTGAGTCCAATGTTTCCCGCGAACCCGGAACTCTTCGGCAACCGCGACGTGACGATGTACTTCGACACGACATGGGACGAGGGGATGTGTACGTGGCGGTTGTACGCGAACACCAGAAGCCAGTCGGTTTCCTTGGTGTTCGGTGGGAAGTCCGGTTCCACCACAACGGTCACTTCAGGCACCGTGGCCTCCCCCGCCTACCTGGGACCGGACATCCTCCCCGAGGGCTACGGTCGGGCCGTGTGGGGGTCCATCGACCGTCTGGCGACCAACAGCACGGTCTGGGACTTCGTGCGCTGCGCCTCAACCCCTGATGGAGCCTACACGTTCTCCCGGGGAACCGTGGTGGACGCGGCAAACAACCCGGAGGATTGGGGATGGTACCTCATGACCCCGTTTGGGGACTCCACAACTCTGGGAGGTACGACCATCATCACCAGCACCGCGGCGGACAGCGGTCTCGGGACGTACTACGGATTTGGGTACACAGATCCGTTCCTCAACGGGAGGAGGGTGGCCGCGTTTGACGCCAAGGTGGCAGTGGAGTGGGACACCGCGGGTGTCGGCGGGGCGACCCTGTCCGTTCGTGACACTCACCGCGAAGCCCGGCTGTCCTCGATCCTGTTTCGAGACAACGGCGCCCTTGGGAAGACCATCCAACGGATGGACACCGTATCCCTTGTCGGATCGGTCCCCTACTACCTCCAAGGGTGGGACGGGTCCGTGGGGGACTATGCCTACGCCAACGGCCCGGAGATGCTCATCACCGGAAACGGCACCTTCTGGGACTTGTTCAACACCCTCACCCCCTACTACTCTCCGTGCGTAGGGAGGTTCCTGCAGTTCCGCCTTGGGGTCAAGGAGTTCTCTGTGGGGGGCGGCGGGAGCACCGGACTTGTGTTCGCCGCGGAGTTCGATGCCATCGCGGCGTTCCTTGAGTTCCGTTCCGGGTGTGTGGTGTTGACCACGGCTCCAGGAGCGGGGGCCATCTCCATCGTGGGACTTGATTGGGATGACGGAGAGGACCGCACGTACCGTCTGGTGTATGAAGTGGCCGGGGCGACCATCGACCTGTATGTGGACTACGTCCTTCAGGCATCTACACCCCTCGCCGCGTACCTCCCATCAACGTTGTCAGGCAACGTCTCTGTCCTCGCGGACGACGCCTCGGGCGGAACATTCCTCGTGGCCCTTCGATCGTTGTGCTACGGAGGGACCGAGGAGAACATCTCGGACCTCCACCGCACGTTCGGGTTGTTCAAGGGGGGCAATGAGGGTGACCTGGACAACTGGGAGATCCCGAGGACGGACGGCCTCGCCGTGCCCAACTCCAGCCCTGATTCCGTCATCACGGACATGGATTGGAGTACCTCTTGTTGGGTGAGGGTGTTCCTCGACCCGACATTTGGGGCAAGCTTCATCCGACCCGACCTCAACCCACCACCGGGGTACACGGGAGACTTCGCGACGCAGTCCATGGACCCCAGTGCGGGGTGGGTGACTCTGGAGTACGCACGTCTCCCAAGGATTGACTCTGTGGAGAAGTTCGGGAGGGTGGCTTTCGGGGCACTCAACCCGGAGGGGTCTGTTCAGTGCATCTTCGATGATGTCCTCTACCAGGTGTTCACGAACACCTCGGTGGACTACTCCGCGCCTCAAGGGATGGTGCTCAACCGCTGGAACGTGATCACCAGTGGAGACTTCCTGAAGGACACCACCCCCCAGGAAGTAGTGGTGTCCAGCGTGACCCAGAACCGGGTGTCCCTTCGCCCGTGCCACATCTACGCTGACCGGGTGTTCGCGGTGCGTGTGGGGGGTGCAACCATCCCGACGAACCTATGGCGGTTCAACAGGGACAGCCAGGAGATCACCCTGGTTGTGGGCCTCCCTTCGCGGGGGTATCCCGTGAACGTGGTGTTCGCACCGGCCAAGCCGGTCACTACCACGTACCTCCAAACGCAACCTGTTGAGGAGTCTCAGACGATCCTCAACGAGGGCACCCCACCGATCCAGATGTCCCAGACCGGGTCTTTCACCGTGGACACGGTGTCTGGGGACGGCGGACTCACTCCAGCGTTTCCGCCTGCCGTACCTGCGGACCCGGACTACTTCCTCCGTGACCAGTACTTGGTGCAATCGTTCGAGAACACCGAAATGTACGAGCGCCTGGAGTTCTTCCAACTTGGTGACGGGGGGGTCACCGGGCGACTCGCTTCGTACAACGACGGACCCGGCCTGGGTGAGGGTGTTCGTGACATCACCCTCTCGGGTGATGTCTTCCGGGACAGCTATGCAGGGATGGGAGCACCCGGACGTGGACGCGGTCCGGGGGTCTACCCCACATCGCTCATGGCCTCGGGAGGCACCTACGAAGGCGGGACCCTCGGGACCTACCGCTTCACCGACGTGGTGGTGACGGGCGGTGGTTCCTACGAGGTCACCCGGCCCTTCTCGGGAACAGCACCCACCACCACGGAGGCTTCTCCCCCGATGGTGTACGCCACGGGTCCCTCGGGGGATGCCGTGCGCGGGGCGGACACCGGGGCCATCCACCGAGAGACCCTGTTCGTCCTGCATGAGCTCCCCGCACCGGGCACGGTCACCGTGTGGACCGGCGGGAACCGTCGTCAGACTTGGGGGTGACCGTCCTATAGACCGCGAGGGGTATGTCATCCCTCCGGTCTCGGGTGATCCGCCTCGCCCACCAAAACCCCTCCCTCCGACCCCACCTTCTCCCCCTGCTCAGGACCGCCAAGGGGTTCAACCCGGCCCACCACGGGCTTGATGGACTTCTCCGGGGCGAACCCACCACCCTCTTTCACGGCACCACCGCGAGTTTCAAGGTGTTCGATCTGGCCTACAGCCGGGACGAACTGGTGGACCAGTTCTACGGCAAGGGGATCTTCCTGACACCATCCAAGAGGGTGGCCGAACAGTATGCGAACGCCAACCGGAACATGGGCCTTCCCAAGTCCGTGATCTCCGACCTCAAGCGCGTGAATCCCAACGCCGGGGATTTTCTCCAAGCCCTCTACGACATGGGCTCGGAAGCCTGGGAGGCGTTCGCGCGGGACCGTGGGTTCTGGAACGACAACCCGCCTCCTGGGGTGGGCATGTTCGATACGGATGGGTTGCAGAAGTACCTGGGGGTGGACGGGAACACTTTGATGGATCTCTCACAGCACATCATCGGGACCAAATACAACTCACGAGGCCCCGACGAACTGGAAGAGATCATGGACATCTTCAGCGGTTCCACGGGCTCCCCCGAGTGGGTGTACAACAACCTGGATGAAGTGGGGC